CCCGCCACATCCACGCCGGTGGTGGCAAGATTATCCTCACCAGTGTCCGTGACGGTCTTATTGTCGGCGTCCACCTTATATGTGGTGGTCTTATAAGCCTTCTCGTCAGCGGTCTCGGCCTTGGACTCGTTCTTCTTAGTGGAGACGGTAGTGTCCGTCAGGGAAGAGCTGTCATCCTTGGTGGTGTCGGTCTTGCCGGTGTCTCCCTTGGAGGTTCCGGTAGAGTTCGAGTCGTTCGGCTTGCCCGAATCGTCCGGAGTAGACGGGGTATCCGGAGTAGACGGCTTGGAAGAATCATCATCGACCGAGAAACCGGGGTCGATGATATCACCCTCGCCCGGCTTCGTGGCGATGCCGTCAAGAGCGTTCTTCGCATCCGTCAGAGCGGCCTCGGTCTGCTTCTTGTCGGCCTTGGCCTTGTCCAGCTTCGCGTTCGCGTCGGCCAGCGTCTTGTCGGCGTCAGCCTTAGCGGCCTTGGCCTTGTCCAAATTGGCTTGAGCGGTCTTCTGCTCGTCCTGCGCCTTGGACAACGTCTTCTCCGCTTCCGCCAGCTTCTTCCGGGCTTCGGCCAGCTTCGCGTTCGCGTCGGTGTAGCCGTCCAGCTTGGCTTGGGCTTCCTTGACCTGCTTCTTGGCTTCGTCTACTGCGGCCTGAGCCTTGTCCACGTTCGACTGGGAGGTCTTCACCTGCTGGTTCGCCTCATCGAACTCGTTCTGGGCTTTCTTGGTTGCGGACTGCTTCTGCTCGTACACGGTCTGCTTCGCGTCGGCCTCGTCCTTCGCCTGAGCGTAGGTGCTGTCGGCGGTCTGACCGGCCTTGACTGCGGCATTGTATGCGTCGAGAGCCTTCTGATAGGCTTCGTTCTTAGCCTTGGCGGTCTTGGCCGCTTCATCGGCGGTCTGCTGTGCGAACTGCGCGCGTTCCTGTAGTTCGGCAAGCTCCTGCTGGGCCTGTTGCGCGGCCTTCTTCGCCTCGTTCGCCTTGTCAAGAGCCTTCTGATACACGTCGGCGGCGGAGTCCAATGCGTTCTTGTAGGAGAGAATCTGCTGACGGTACTCGTCCACGGAAACGCCGCTAGAGTACAGGTATTTCTGGCTGAAGTTCTGCGCGGCGGTCAGCGAACCTGTGATTGCGAAACCGGTGGTGTCGCAATCCGGGTCGATGATGTTCAGATAGTGTCCGGTCTGCTCGTAGATGTCCGGATACTTCATGTAGATTTCCACGGCGGTCATGTTGCGCAGTTCCGGATTCTTCTCCGCATACCGGTCGAACACGGCCTTCTCTTCCGTATACCAGCCATCGTAGGGGTTATCGTAACCCCAAGCGAGGTTCTGGGAGGTTCCGGTGAACACGTGTCCCATATTCGGGGAATACGTATTGTAGTCGGCGGCAAGCTGCGCGTCGGCGGTGTCCGCATCGTTGACCGTCCACTCCGGCAGTCCGAGGTTACGGCGAATCTCATTGCCCTTGTCAATCATGTCGAGAGCGTCGAGCATGTTCTGCAAGCTGGTTGCGGAGTTTTCCTCACCAATCTTCACCCAATCCTCGTTCTGATACTTGACAAGCTGGTCGAGGGCGAACTGGGTGTCCTCGTTCTTATAGCTGGAGGCAAGCTTCCACTGGTAGAAGCCGATGGAGCCGGATGCCAGCTGCTTGTCCGCGTTGTCGGCGGCGGCTTTCTTGGAATCTGCGTCGGCTTGAGCGGTGTTGGCGGCGGTGGCCTTCTCGTCAGCATCCTTCCGCTTCGCTTCGATGCCGTTCTTCGCGTCCGCCGCGTTCTTGTCGGCCGTGGTCTTCGCGGTGTCGGCGTCGTTCTTCGCGGCTAACGCGGCTTCGAGTTCGGCCTTGAGCTGGCTGATGGTCTTCTGGGATTCGTCGGCCTTCGTCTTCGCGTCCGAGGCTGTCTTATCGGCCTTGTCCTTGTCCGTCTTGGCGGCGGCTTCGTCCTTCTTG